CAGACATATGCAGGAGGTCTGGCGTATGCCGCACGACGGTCCAGCGATGGATGCATGAGGGGAAAGATCCCAAGCTCAGTTATCTGAAGGCGATACTGCACACGATGGATTATGACCTGAAGATCGTGAGGAAGAGTGATGACGATGACTATTGAAGCGATCATTCAGGCATTGAGGCAGAAGGCTGCATATGATGTTGAGCATTATCTGTGGGTTGCATACCTGAGCAGGGATGAAAAGAACGACGAGATCAGCAAGCATATTTGCTCGCGAGCAGCGGATGTGATCGAAGGTTTAGTGAAGAAGGAATAATCAGGTGCCGTTCGTTGAGATCGATGGGCAGAAGATCGATGTCGATGCGATGCTCATGGACATCGAGCGGACCGAGTGCGAGGACAGCCTGTATGAGTTCCTCCGCAAGGGCTGGAAGTATGTTGACCCTGCGCCATTCACGGATGGCTGGCCTATCGAGGCTGTGGCAGAGCATCTGCAAGCCGTGGCCGATGGCGACATCAAGCGCCTGATCATCAACATTCCGCCGCGCTGTGCGAAGTCGAGCCTGACGAGCGTTGCTTTCCCGGCTTGGGTATGGGCGCAGCCTTGGATGACGGATACCTCTGGCGCGGGGGTCCAGTTCCTCCATGCCAGCTATGCCCAGCAGTTGAGCTTGAGGGATAGCACCAAGTGCCGACGATTGATCGAAAGCCCTTGGTATCAGTCCCTGTGGGGCAGCAGGTACGCGCTTACCGGGGACCAGAACACGAAGACGAGGTTCGATAACACGGTCGGCGGCAGCAGGCTCTCGACATCTGTCGGGTCTGCCCTGACGGGTGAAGGCGGCAACATCATCGTCGTGGATGATCCCAACGCAGCGCAGGAAGCGTTCAGCGAGGCGACAATCGAGACGACCATCGAGTGGTGGGACGGCGCTCTATCGACCCGCCTGAACAATCCCAAGACCGGAGCGTTCGTCGTCATCCAGCAGAGACTGAGCGAGGAAGACCTGACGGGGCATATCCTGTCGCGCGAGGCTGGCCTGTGGACGCACCTGATGCTGCCGATGAGGTACGAGCCTGAGCGCAGCTATTCGACCAGCATAGGCTGGCAAGACCCGCGCAAGGAGGCTGGAGAGCTTCTGTGGCCCGAGAGGTTTGGCGAGCAGGAGGTCGAGATCCTAGAGCGCCAGATGGGTCCGTGGACGGCAGCAGGACAGTTGCAGCAGCGTCCCGAGCCAAAGGGTGGTGGCGTCATCAAGCGTGAATGGTGGCAGCTATGGGATCAGGACAACTATCCGGGGATCGAGTACATCGTCGCGTCGCTGGACACGGCATACACGACCAAGACGGCCAATGACCTGTCCGCCATGACGGTGTGGGGGATCTTCTCTGGCGGGGAAGGCAAGGCTCAAGTGACCCGGACGGTCGCCCCCAACGGGGAAATGGTGTCGTCCGTCACCCGCACCTACACAGAAGAACACCCCAAGGCGATCATGATGTTCGCTTGGCAGGAGCGTCTGGAGCTTCACGACCTCGTCCAGAAGGTCGCGGACACGATGCGGAAGTTCAAGGTGGACAAGCTCCTCATCGAGAACAAGGCAGCAGGCCATAGCGTCGCGCAGGAGATCCGCAGGCTGTTCGGGCATGAATCCTTCGCCGTCCAGCTTGTCGATCCCAAGGGGCAGGACAAGTTGGCAAGGCTATACAGCGTTCAACATCTCTTTGCAGAGGGGCTGATCTACGCTCCCGAGCGCGCATGGTCCGACATGGTGATCACGCAATGCTCGACGTTTCCCAAGGCCAAGCACGACGACCTTGTGGATACGGTCAGCATGGCCTTGAGGCACCTGCGCGAGACGGGGCTGATCATCCGAGGAGCCGAGTGGACGGCTGATCTGGATGACAAGATGAGGCATATTGGATCTGCGCCGCCGCCATTGTATGCTGTGTAAATGCCGGATTAGCTCAGTCGGCAGAGCAGCGGTTTTGTAAACCGTTTGTCGCGGGTTCGATTCCTGCATCCGGCACCAGATGGAGAGGAAAATGGTTCTAGCGAGTGCGACAGTTGATGTTATCCGCCCCAGCACTCCGCAGAAGCTGGGACTGTTCAATGTTCATGTATGGGGCCAGCCACCCCATGCAGAAAAGCGTGACTATGAACTTCTGGCTAGAAATGATACTATGGCTGCTCAGGAAGGAATCCGCCGGTTTGTTGCTGAGATGGAGCGGATTTCCGTCGAAGGAGGCTGATCATGCCGATGACACCCGGCCTTGTGCCTAATCTGCGTCAGATCTTCCCGTCTCCCGAGATGGAGGAGGCAGGTCCGGGGGTAGTTGTCGAGATCGATGAGGGCCAGCCCAAGGCTGACAGGAACGACCGTGGCGAGATCCTCCGCATCGAGCATGAGGACGGATCGGTCACGGTTTCCTTGGATGGGAAGGGAATTGGCGACGAGGGCCAGTCCGAGGCCGAGTATGCGAAGGAATGGTTCCGCAACCTTGTCGATGACATCGATGAGGGTGAACTGAGCCGCATCAGCGAGGAACTGATGCGCGGTATCGGGGACGATCTACAGAGCCGCAAGGACTGGATCGAGGACCGAGCGCAGGGCATCAAGCTTCTGGGGCTGAAGATCGAGATTCCGGGGCTACAGGGCGCGTCCGATGGCGCTCCTGTCGAGGGCATGAGCAAGGTCCGCCATCCTCTGCTTCTGGAGGCTGTCCTGCGCTTTCAGGCCAATGCCCGCAGCGAGCTTCTGCCGACCGATGGGCCGGTGAAGATCAGGAACGATGCGACGACGACCACTCCGCAGCAGGATCGCCTGAGCGAGGCTCTGGAGAAGGATCTGAACCACTACCTGACCAGCGTGGCGTCCGAGTACTACCCCGACACGGACCGCATGTTGCTGATGCTTGGGTTTGGCGGCTGCTCGTTCAAGAAGGTCTATTTCTGCCCGCTGCGTAACAGGCCGGTGAGCGAGAGCGTCGATGCGGACGACCTGATCGTCAACAACATGGCGACGGATCTACAGAACGCGAAGCGCATCACGCATCGTGTGTTCATGCGTCCTTCGACGGTGAAGCGTTTGCAGATCCTTGGCGCGTACAAGGATGTGGATCTCTCGACGCCTCTGGAGCCGCAGCTTGACAGCGTCCAGCGTGAGAAGAACGCACAGCAGGGTATCTCCGAAGGGACGATGAACCCCGATGATCGGGATCGCGAGATCTACGAGTGCTATTGCGAACTCGATATTCAGGGCTTTGAACACAAGTACAAGGGAAGTGCTTCCGGCCTTGAGATCCCGTATCGCGTGACGATTGATGTCTCGACCAAGAAGATCCTCTCTGTCGTGCGTAACTACGACGAGGAGGACGGCGAGCTTCCGACTGCGCGCAAGGTGTTCGTGAAGTACACGTTCGTTCCGGGCATGGGCTTCTACGACATCGGCCTGCTGCACATCCTTGGCAACACGACCAATGCGATGACGGCTGCTTGGCGCGAGCTTCTGGACGCCGGGATGTACGCGAACTTCCCCGGATTCCTCATGGCTGATACGGGTGCGCGCCAGAACACCAACATCTTCCGTGTGCCGCCCGGTGGTGGTGCGCTGGTGAAGACCGGCGGGATGCCGATCAGTCAGGCTGTGATGCCGCTGCCGTACAAGGAGCCTTCCGCTGCGCTGATGAACCTCGTCCAGAACATGGGCGAGACTGGCGCGCGGGTTGGCGGTACGTCAGAGCTTGCCGTTGGCGAGGGCAAGGCTGATGCGCCTGTGGGGACGACGCTGGCCCTGATCGATCAGGCCACTAAGGTCATGAATGCGGTCCACAAGCGTATGCACAACGCGCAGGCCGAGGAGTTCCAGCTTCTGGTCCGGTGCTTCCGTGAGCATCCCGAGAGCTTCTGGCAGCGTTGCAAGAAGCCCAGCATCGAGTGGAACGAGCAGACCTTCCTTCAGGCGCTGAACGATTGCGAGCTTGTCCCGCAGGCTGACCCGAATACGGCCAGCCATACGCAGCGGGTGATGAAGGTCATGGCCTTGAAACAGCTTCAGGCCGCGAACCCCAACATGTACGACCCGGTTGCGATTGATACGGAAGCCCTGAAGACGATTGGCTGGAGCAACCCAGAGCAGTTCCTGATCCCGATGGAAGCTCAGGGCAGGCCGCATCCTGAACTGATCGAGAAGATGGAGCGCCTGAAGATCGACAAGCAGAAGGCTGACGCCGACACGATGCGCGCGCAGGCCGATGTGCAGGCCCAGCAGGAGAAGCTCCAGCTTGAGAACGCCAAGACGCAGATCGACGCGCACAGCAAGGTGACGAAGACGAACATCGACGCCGAGAAGGCCAAGGCGGAGATGGCGTATTCGGATTCGGATCTGGAGAGCAAGCGAGAGGATCGCCTGTCGAAGGAGCGCATCCAGCTTGTGGATCTGGCGCAGAACCTCGCGGTTCATCCCGAGAGCGCGGGTCTGGTTGCTCCGCTGATCCGCCCGGCCCTGAACGAGCTTGCGCGTGACAAGATGGGCGGAGGCATCTGATGAACGATGACAATGATGACATCAGGAACGCTGTAAGGATTGCAAAGGGTGCATCCTCAAGCGTTGATGCTCCGTCTGCAAAATTTATGAATGAATACAGGGAAGATACTTGGGATCATCCATTTGACAGCAGGACTAGGCTTTTGAATACAAAGACCGGGCTTGACCCTAGGAATGATTTTGCGACTCTTGAGCTTTCGAGAAAGGGAGACGATGGAATCCATGTTCATGCAATCACGGCTCTGGAGACGGGGCGTGGTCAGGGCAGGCAGGCTCTTCAGTATCTGACCAACCTTGCCGACAAGCACGGTGTTGACCTGCACGGCAGCGCAAAGGCTTTTGGTCGGTATGGTGGCTTAAATACGACCAAGCTCAAGGCATGGTACAAGCGAAATGGATTCCAAGTTGATCGTAATGGGGAAATGATCAGGAAGCCCGTCAAGGGAGAGGACTGATGAGCTACGACCGGATCATCCGAGACGCTCTGAGGCTTGCGCGCTCGCCTCGCAGGTTCGCTTCTGGGGGAGATGCAGAGCCTTACCATCCAATTGGAAGCGCAAAATACACGGAGAATTTGAAGAAGTTTTCAGAAAATAGTCATCTTGTTGATAAATCTGGCAATCCAATTAGACTTTATCATGGAACTTCAGATCAAATTTCATACTTCAATCTTCATCACAAAAACAGAAAAGACGCTGGTTGGCTTGGTGAAGGAGTTTATTTGACAGAATCTCCTATGATAGCCAGCAGTTACGCAACTCAAAAGAGGGGCGATGCCGGTCCTAACGTGATGCCTTTGTTTGCTAGGATTACAAAGCCGTATAAAGCAACGACAGAAGAAAAAAATCGAATCAAACAGATTGAATTTTCGCTTGGAAAAGAAGCGGCTCAAGAGTATTCCAGAAATTGGACTAATGACCTTAAGTCAAAGGGGCATGATGGGGTTATTTATGAGGGTCCAATCAAGGGAATGACGGAATATGTTGTATTTGACCCTGAAAATGTAAAATCTGCCATTGGAAATAGGGGAACATTTGATACTTCAACTGATTTTACTGATAAAAACGATGGTGGTGCCGTTGGCTACGCTTCTGGCGGGGACGTAGACCAGCCTCGTAATCTCGATGACATGGGCTTCTACAGTTCCGCCGCAGAATCCGCTCGTTCCCTCCCCCAATCCAAGGGAACTCCCCAGCAGATGCTAGCCACCATGAAGGGTGTGAAGCCTGCCGAGCTTGAGTGGTCTGGGGTACAGGACAAGTTTGCGGGCCAGAAGTCCGTGACAAAGGACGATCTCGCCCAGCATTTCGAGCAGAATGTGCCGGAGATCAAGGAAACTGTCCTTGGTGGTAAAATTGATCCTGAAATTAAGAGCAAGCGAGATGCAATTATTGCAGAATATGATTCAGATATAAATGAACTTAGGCAGCGTGTATATATAATGTACTCTCAAGGGGCTATTGGCTCAGTAAAAGCATTGCGTCGTCAAATAAGCAATTTAATTCTTGAAAGAGATAAGCGCCTTGAAGATGAGGCTCCTATAGGTGAAATTGAACCAACTAAATACGGACAATATACAGTTGGAAATGATCCAAAAAACTATCGTGAAGTCCTCCTCCATCTTCCCGGAGAGGAGAAGTTCAAGTCTTCTCATTGGGAACCTACAAACATCGTAACCCACCTGCGAATGCAGGATCGCGGTCCCGATAACAACATCCTCCACCTTGAAGAGCTTCAGTCCGACTGGGCGCAGAAGGGGCGAGATGAGGGTTTTGACACCAAAGATATGAAAGAAAAAAGAGAATTTGCAAGAAATGAATTTAGCAAACATCAAAAATATCTTGGAGACAAATATGGCTTTCATCCGGGGCATGATCTTGAAAGATATGCAAAACTTATGAGTATTCCCAATGATGAAGTAAGTAAATATAAAAATCTTTATAGTGAAGTTTCTAGATTGGGTGGGTTTGATGATCATATTGAACCAGCCCCCTACGTCACCAACACCGACCATTGGGTCGAGCTTGGCCTCAAGCGCGCTTTGCTAGAAGCCGCTCGCGGAGGATACGACAAGCTTGTCTGGACTCCGGGTGAGGAGCAGGCAAAGAGATATGATCTGAGCAAACAGATTAGCAAAGTCACATATCATCCACTTGATAAGTCATTTAATGCATATGATAAAAGTGGTCGAAATGTTATATATGAAAATGACGTAGAGCCTCATGATATCAAAAAGTATATTGGAAATGAACTTGCCGAAAAACTTCTTGAGAAATCTGATTATTCCAAATCTTTTTTAGATGAATATGAGGTTTTAAGGCATCCAAATAGCAATAAGTGGGGATTGTACCTTTATGGAGAACCTTCGCATGATCATGGCGGGGGAATGCTTGAGTTTGACTCCAAGAGTGATGCCCGTGAACATTTGAATGATAAGTTGCAGGAGGAAATTGATAGGCACCCTCCTAGCCTTGAGGGTCTTGACCTAAAGGTCGGTGGCGAAGGCATGAAGTCCTTCTACGACAAGATGCTTCCTTCCGCTCTCCGTCGCGTCCTCAAGCCTCATACAGACAAGATCCAGCCGACATCCCATGTCGTGAAGGGCAATGACGGAGAGAATGTCACGCTCCCCGGCATCGAGATCACTCCTGAACTGCGTGAATCGATCCTGAAGCGGGGCTTCTCCTACTACGCTCGCGGTGGAGAGGTTAGGCAGCACTTTGAGGTCGGTGGTGGTGCTGCTGGTGGTGACTCGGATACCTCTGGAGGAGGGTTCGGAGATTCTGGAAGCGGTGGGGACTCCGCGCCAGATGCTACTCAGGACTCTCCTGCTTTCAGCACAGATGCTCCTCCCAGCTACTCTCCTCCTGAATCAGACCCATCGATGCTTGGTGGGGCTACGGGCACGGCTTTCTCGCCACCCGGATCTGGCTCCCTCGGTGTTGGAGTGGGGAACACCAGCGGGAGTTTTCTGGGAACGGCAGAGCAGCAACTGAACACAGGCCCCGGTATCGTTGGATTCATCGGTGGCACACCTCTGGGTCTGGTTGCCCTTGGCGCGGAAAAGCTGAACGAGGCCGCTCGCGAACAGGGATACGATGTCGTTGATCCCGGTGGAGCGAGACCCGGTCGTGGTGCGGAGCAGGCTTCCCGAGAGCAGGCAGCTTATGAAGCTGGCTTCCCCGG